AATCGTTGATCATTATTTGATGGGCATTAGAATAGGAGGAAGAGCAAACTTACAAATCAAGAGGTCATGAAAATGGGCTACGGCTACGAATATCCAGCAGCAATCATTATTACCGATACGGCTGCCCATACAGGCAGATTTGGTAAGGTGCATTGTCTGACAGATGCAGAGGCAACTTTTGTTGCTGAGAATATTACTGAAAATGGTTCTTCAACTATCAACGGCATCACAATGAAGGCATCATCTGAAGTTTGTGGAGTTATAACAAGTATTACTCTTGCAAGTGGACAAGTCATTGCATATTTCTTATGAGTCTTGCTAAAGCACTAAAAAAAGCTGCTAGTGCTTCACTAAAGAAGCTTGGTGGTGATGTGACTATCAGACAAGTAACAGCAGGGGCATACAATACCACTACTGGAGCTATAACAGAATCTACATCTGATACAACAATCAAAGGTGCATTAAGTAATGTTTCAAAAAATCAGGTTAATGATTTGATTGAATCACAGGATAAGTTGCTTACTATATCTGCTGGTGATCTTACATTTGCCCCAACAACTAAGGACAGAGTGGTAATAAGTAGCGTAGAATTTAAAATTATTCAAGTTATTGTGAATGAGCAAAATAATACTCCTGTAAGTTTTGATCTTATCTTGAGGTAAAAATGGCGAGACAAATAAAAGTTTCTGAGATTGATGATTTTTTCGAAGAACTTGTTGTTGATCTCGTTGCTGCTACAACTTTGGAGTGGACAAAAAGAGTAAAAAAAGCTACCCCAGTTAGGGTTGTTTATAAGGGTGAACCAAAGGGAGGAGGTCAGTTGAGAGCAGCTTGGCAAACAAAAATTAAAAAGTTTCAAGGAGAAGTAACAAATAATCTTGTATATGCAGAGCCTGTTTGTTTTGGTGTGAACTTACCACCAACATGGGGTAATCGATATAGAACAAGACAAAAAACTGTTGCAGGGTTTCCAGAACTTATAGGAAAGGAACTTGAGCAATATGTTATAAAACAATTAAGGAAGGGTATTTAATGGCTGCAATAGATTTAAACACAGTCAGATCAACGATAGAGGCTAGGTTAGCTACAGAGCTTGCTTCAAGTCCAGCGATACCTGTTGTTTTCAGTAATATGACCTTTGATTCAACGGCTGAGGATACTTTTGTCCAATGCGTTGTGAGTTTTGGTAGTTCTGAAATATTAAGTCAAGGCAGTACTGGAACATTTAATAATGTTGTTGGTTTGGTTTTAATAAATATATATACAGAGGAAGGGCTTGGCTCTGGCTCTAATTTCACTATTTGCAAACGTATTAGGGACTTATATAATAGGGTGACAGTATCAGATGTAATATTTGATTCTCCTGTAGGGCCTGAGATATTTACTTCAAGTCCAGAAGGTAAGTTTCAAACACAAATTAGAATTTCATTCAACATTTACGAGGATCTTTAATGACTGAAATAACAGAAGAAATGCTTGACGCAATTGAGGCTGTCAAAGGTAGAAGAGATCCAAATTACTGGGATCCTAAATGCAGAAGATATATGGAAAAACAAGAAGCTGAAGCAAAAGCTGTAAAAAAACCAAAAAAAGGTTAATATAATTATAAATCTTTCTTTTTATTGTTATGGCTGCTGTAAAAGGTGATGTTGGCCAAGTCAAATTTGATGATGGTGGCTCTTCAGTTAACCCTGTTCTTGGAACAAGATCATGGTCTATGTCAATTACCAAAGACACACAGGAAACTACTGTCCAAGGCGACACCTTTAAAAAATTTATTGGTGGACTTATTGAGGGTGAAGGATCTGCTGAGTTAGTTTATGACAACGCTGCATCTGGTGAGACTGCAACATTTATGGATGGAGTTTTGACCACAGGTGACCCAGCAACAGCATCTTTTGAGCTTTTCCCTGACAGTGCTAGTGGTTCCGCAAAAATCAGCTTTAGTGGACTTATAACAAACTTTGAGCAAAGTTCATCAATGGGTGATGTAAACACTATTAGCATCACATTCAAACCAAGCGGTACTATAACTTCAGCAATCTAAATAATTTATGGCAAACCAAAGAACCGCTGACATTCTTCTTGGAGCATTTAAAGATGAAATGGTTACAAGAAGAAAGTTTGAGGTTAAAGATTCCAAGGGAGAAGTTAAATTAACTTTATACTTTAAACCCATAACAAGATATGCAAGAGTAAGAGCGCAGCAATTAGCTGGTTCTGATGATGCTTTAATTATTTCCACTCAACTCCTTTGCCAGATGGCAGAGAAAGAAGATGGATCGCCAGCTTTTGATATGTCAGATGCACCAATCTTGCAAAGAAGTCTTCCTGAAAAAGTATTAAACGATCTTGAATTGTTTTTAAACGATATTAAACTTGATATTAATACAGCAAAAAAAGGATAAAGAGGGATAACTGGCTTAGATTTGAGTTATTCCTAGCAACAGAACTTGGTAAGACAGTACAAGAACTCAGGATTAATATGACTGAGGCAGAGCTTATTTATTGGGCTGCGTATTATGAAATTAAAACTGAAGAAGAAAAAAGAGCTTTGCAACGACAAAAACACAAATAGAGGTAATATAGAATAAAGGTTTTTTTTATTTGTGGCAGAGGCAGTCGTCAGATTAAGAGTTGATGCGGGTGGTGCGACAAGAGCATTGCAAGGAGTTAATGATAAAACACAAAAATTGCAAAGATCATTTGGTTTACTTAAAACAGCGATTGCTGGTGTAGGTTTTACGGCATTAGCAAGGCAGGCTGTTATGACCTCTACTAATTTTGAGAGATTAAATGTAAGACTTGGTTTACTTACAAAAACAAATGGTACATATAAAGACTCTTTGGAATTAGTAGCTGAAGCACAAAAAACTTTTGGTTTGAGTTCAACAGAAGCTTTGCAAGGAATAACGGATATAACAGCAAGATTAGCACCGTTGGGAACTTCTCTTGAAGATATAAAAACTGTGTTTTTTGGATTTAACACCGCAGCAAAATTGTCTGGTGCAACAACGACAGAGGCTTCAAATGCTTTTACGCAATTAGCACAAGCACTAGGTTCTGGCAGGTTACAAGGTGATGAATTTAGAAGTATATCTGAGCAAATTCCACAACTTTTAAAACCTATAGCAGATGAATTAGGAGTAACAACTGGGGAACTTAAAAAATTTGCCAGCGAAGGAAAGATAACAAGTGCTGTTATGATAAGAGCCTTGAAAAAGATTGAAACCGAGGGCGCTGATTCTTTAGAGGCTTTGTTAAAAAATGATCCTACACAAGTTTTTAAAGATTTAGGAAATGAAACTGAAAATCTATCAAGAGCTTTTGGTGATGCTTTAATGCCTGTTTTATTACCTGTCGTTAGAGGTCTTACAGAACTTACAAAATCAATTACAGCATTTCTTAATTCAGGTGCTGGGCAAGTTACTTTAACATTAACAGCAATTGCCGTTGCTGGAAAAGCTGTTGCAGCTATAAGTACTATAATAATTGGAAAATTGGCAACTTTGGCAGCATCTTTTCAGGTAGCTGCGATAAATTCTGCAATAGCTTCAACTGGTTTAAAAGGTGTGGCACTTGCTTCATTTATTGCCGCAGGTGGTTTAACAAAAGCCACTATTGCTGCTCACGCCTTCAAAATAGCTATGGCTCAAACTGGTATTGGTTTATTGATAATTGGTTTAGGAACATTGGTTGGAGCATTTATTGATCATAACAAAGCAGTAAAAGAGGCTGCCGAAGGTCAAGAAGAATTTAATAAAAGCCTTGAAGATACAGAAGAAGTTGGAGCAGAGGTTAAAAAAATATTAGATGAGATAAGAATAGCAGAAAAAAAATTAGAAGAATCAAGAAAAGGCTTAGAGTCAGAAAAACTGCGTAATCTTCTTAAACAGCTAGAATTAGATTTAAAAATTGCAAAGGGTGTAGAGGAAAGAAATGAATTGATCAGACTAGATAATAAATTTAACGATATAACTATTGATCAAATGAAAAAAATTAGGCTTTTAGAGGAACAAATAGCTGGAAAAACATTAGACCAAATTACACTAAATCAAAAAATACTAGAAATCAAAAATGAATTTAATGAAGAAGATGCAAAACAATTAATAAAACTTCTTAAAAAAGAAGATTCTCTTAAGAGACAAAAAGAAGCGGCGGATAGATTGAGAGAAGCATTTAAAAATGTAGGTGAAGAAATTGAAACAAGCATTAAAAATAATTTAAGGGATGCAATTACTGGTGCAAAAACATTAGGCGAAGCTTTAACAGGTGTTCTTAATCGTTTGAGAAATGCGATTATTGATGCACAATTAGAAAGACTTATCGGTGGGTTTGGAGAAGCCTTTGAGAAGAGTGCAAGTGGAGGAGAGAAAAGAGGTCTTGGTGGTTTGCTTGGTGGTATTTTTGGAGGACTTTTCAAGGCAAATGGTGGCCCTGTTACAGCAAATCAACCTTACATTGTTGGTGAACGTCAACCTGAACTTTTTGTACCTCGTACATCTGGAACTATTTTGCCCTCTGTACCCATGGGAGGTGAGTCTGTTGTAAATAATATTTCTGTAAGTGTAGATGCCACAGGAACTGCTGTTAGTGGATCAGATGCGGATGGAAACGAGTTAGGGCAACAAATAGCAATTGCGATACAATCAGAGTTAATAAGACAAAAACGTGCTGGAGGTTTATTAGCATAATGGCTACTTTTCCAAGCATCACTCCAAAATATTCAACTCAAGAAACTGTTAATCAAGAGTCTTTAAGAATCAAACTTGGTGACGGTTATGAACAACGCTTTGTTCAAGGTTTACCAGTAAATAAAAGATTAATTAGTCTAAGACTTACTTTTAATGTTTCGACAACAGACGCAACAACTATTGATACTTTTTTAGATGCTAGATTTGATGATCAGGCTAACTTTGATTTCACACCACCACATCACTCATCTGCATTAAAATTTATCTGCACAAGAAGAAGTAGAACAGCAGTTTTAAATAATAGAGTAGTAATGAACTTAACTTTTGAGCAAGTAGCAGAACCGTAATGGCAATACCAGTATCTGAATTACAAAAACTAAATCCTAGTTCAAGAATAGAATTATTTGTATTGGAACTTGTAGAGGGTTTGCACTATGCGTCAGGGAACCCATCTAGTGTCCCAACAACATTTAGATTTCATGCTGGCTCTAGTATGAACTCAAATGCAGAGATAGTGTGGCAAGGAAACTCTTATCAAAGAGTGCCTATTAATTTTGTGGGTGCTGAATTTTCTGGTAGAGGACAAATACCAAGACCAACTTTAACTATTGCTAATTTAGGAGGTATCACAAGAAGCGGCTCGGTAATTACAATGACTGATTTATTAATTATTGTTAATTTAACAACACCACATAACGACTTGGCAGATGCAAAACTTACACGCATAACAACCCTTGCAAGTGAACTTGATGCAGCAAACTTCCCAAGTAGCAGTAATCCATTTGGTACACCATCTTCAAATGAATTACCTCAAGAAATATTTTTCATTGATAGAAAAGTTACAGAATCAAGAGAACTCGTACAATTTGAACTTGTAGGAGCTTTGGATCAGGCAAATAAAAAACTGCCAGCAAGACAAGTTACTAGAAATGAGTTTGCTGGTGTCGGTACTTTTATTAATGGATAATGGAATATTTATGGAAACAAGATGCAATAAATCATGCTAAACAATGCGACCCAGAGGAGTGTTGCGGAATTATTGGTGTAAAAAATAATCAAGAAAAATATTATCCTTGCAAAAATATATCAAATGAATTTAAAGCAGAATCTTTTGTAATAGACCCCTTAGATTGGGCAGAGGTGGAGGATTCTGTAGATCAAATAGTGGGTGTTGTTCATAGTCACCCGCAAGATGTTCTTGAGTTTTCTGAATCAGATAAATATAGCTGTAAAGCAATTGATTTAATTTTTTATCTCGTTTCACCAAAATCAGATAAAATAGCAGTAATACAACCTGATGAAATAGATGCTTAAAAAAATAAAGGTTTACGGCACACTTAGAAAATTTTTAGATCAGGCAGAGTTTGAAGTTGATCTTAATACACCGAGAGAAGCAATAAGTTTTTTGGTTTGTAATTTCAAAGGTATTGAGGAACACATGGCAGAACAGTTTTATACAATTCAAGTTGGAGCAAGAGTAATTACAGAAGATTTATTAAATTTCAGATCACAAGATGATATAAAAATTATTCCTGTTGTTCACGGTAACTTTATAGGGCTATTATTAGGTGCTGGAGCTTTGTTTACTAGTTCAACTGTTGGTACAACTCTTTTAGGCAGTAAACTTTTAGCCACAGTTGCCACAAGTGTATTAACAACTGTTGGAACAAGTATGGTTATTGATGGGGTAACAAGTATGCTGACTCCACAGCAAAATACTTCTTCAGCAGTATCTGGACAAAACAGTTTAGACCCATCAGCTTTAGCTTCAAATTACTCTTTTACAGGGCTGACAAATATAAGCAATGCGGGTATTCCAGTTAATTTAGTATATGGAGAAATTTTGGTTGGCTCCATTGTAGTTTCAAATGGAGTTGATACAGTTCAAGTAGAGGGTAACAACTAATGTTAGCACTAACAGGTATAGGCCAACTTGCAAAAAATTTAATAAATCCAGATTTACCCGCAAATGCTTTATCTTCCAAGCAGTTTAATACGATTGTTGAGCTTTTAGGCGAGGGAGAAATTGAAGGTTCAGCAACCGCATCAAAGGCTGGCATCACAGATAAAACATCAACTGCTTACTTTAATGCTTTTAAAAAAGATATATTCTTAAATGGGACACAAGTTTTACAGGAGGCTGCAAGTAATACTTCGCCAGAAGATAGTGACTTTAACTTTAAAGATGTAGGTTTTGATTTTAGAGTAGGAACTTCAAGTCAAACATTTATTGATGGGATATCAAATATTGAAACTGAAACTGTAATTGGTACAACTGTCACAACTTCTAACCCTGTTACTCACACAGTAAGTTCAAGTGATATCAATGCTGTTCGAGTTACTTTAAGATTTCCTTCAATGCAAAAATTTGAAAGTGATGGAGATATTAATGGCACAGAAGTTAATCTATTAATAAAAACTATTGAAAATGATGGTACAACAACAACCGTAATCAATGACACTGTAAAAGGCAGATCAACAAACGCATATTTTAGAGATTATATAGTCAAACTCAAGTCGACAACATCTTTTCCTGTCGTGATAAGAGTTGAAAGGGTCACAGCAGATAGTTCGGATGCAACTTTGGTAAATGCTTTTCAGTTTCAACAGGCCACTAATATTATTTTTGAACAGAACGCATATGCGAATACGGCTCATGTCGCATTAAGGTTTAATGCTGAACAGTTCCCAAGAATACCAAAAAGAGTTTATAGGATAAGAGGTCGTAAGGTTAAAATCCCGCATAATGCAACTGTTGATTTGCAAACTGGTGCAATCTCTTATGCTGGTACATTCAACGGCACTTTTAAAACAGATAAAGAATGGACAACAGATCCAGCTTGGATTTTATACGATTTGCTCATAGATACAAGAGCGGGGTGTGGGATTGCAGAATCTAATCTTGATAAGTTTAGCTTTAAGACAGTAAGTGAATACTGTGGCACATCAGTTGATGCTGGAAATGGTGATGGTTCTACGGAGCCAAGGTTTGCTTGCTCAGTAAATATCACACAGCAGCAAGAGGCATACACATTGATAAATTCTCTTTGTTCTGTGATGAGGGTTATGCCATTTTATTCTGCTGGTGGTATAGCAATATCTCAAGATGCACCAAAAACGGCATCATACATCTTTACAAACGCTAATGTTGTTGACGGACAATTTGTTTACACTGGTTCAAGTTTAAAGACAAGACATACAGTTATTAATGTTAGTTACTTTGATATGACAACTCAAGAAATAGATATAGAAACTGTTGAAGCTGATTCTGCTACACAAACAAAATATGGTGTTGTCGTTAAAAATATAAAAGCATTTGCTACAACTAGCCGTAATCAGGCAAGAAGATTAGGCCGTTGGTTTCTATATAATGAACAAAATTCTGGTGAGACTTGTTCTTTTACAACAACTGCGGCTGCTGGTGTATTAGTTCGATGTGGTGATGTTATAGAAATATCAGATAGACTTAAAGCTGGTGTAAGGCGTGGAGGGTTGCTTAAAAGCGTAACAAGTACAACAGTTGTTGTTCTTGATGATTCTGACAACACAGATATTCCTAGTCTTGGAGATAGTCCAACAATTTCAATTATTTTGCCAGACGGTTCTCTAGAAGAAAAAACAATCAGTGGTATCTCTGGTACAACAATTACTGTATCATCTGCTTTTAGTACAGCACCAAATGAACACGCACCATATATTCTTGAGACTACAAACTTACAAACTACAACTTGGCGTGTAATAAGTGTTAAAGAAAATGATAACAAAACTTTTGCAATTACAGCTTTATCACATGATTCTGGAAAGTATGCTTTTGTCGAAGATGGTACAGCAATGCCAACTAGGACTGTAAGTACTCTTACACAAGTTTTAAATCCACCAGAGGGCTTGAGAGTAGATGAAAAAATTGTAACTATAAACAATAAGGCAGTATCAAAACTAATTCTTGATTGGCAAACACAATCTGGTGCAAATAAATATGAAGTTCAGTACAGGTTTGCTAATGGTGATTTTAAAAAAATAGAAACTCTTTCAAGTGATGCTGAGATATTAAATTCAGATGCTGGTGTGTATGAGATAAGAGTTTTTAGTTTCAATGGGCTTGGACAGCCATCAAGACAACCAGCAACATTGACATTTACTGCTGTTGGTAAAACAGCACCGCCAACTGATATTACAAATTTAACGTATGAACCTATTTCAGATAAAGAGATCAGATTAAGATGGGATGCTGTACCAGATCAAGATGTTAGAGCAGGGGGGCGTATTCATATACGCCATTCTCCAAAAACGGACGGAAGCGGTACTTTTCAAGATGCAACTGATCTTGTCTTTGCTTTGAGTGGGGCATCAACAGAAAAAGTTGTTCCGTTGTTAGAGGGTGAATACATACTTAAAACACAAGATGATGGTGACAGGTTTAGCACAGGAGAAACATCACTTGTAATAGATTTACCAGAGGCACAGCCTAAATTATTAGTACAGGCAAGAAGAGAAGATCAGGACAGTCCAAAATTTCAAGGTTCTAAAACTAATGTTGGATTTGATTCTGGTACAAATTCAATTAGTTTGGCTGGTGTAGGAAATTTTGATGACAGTACTGATATTGATTCTGAAACTTCGATTGATGACATCGGTGGTGTTGCTGCAACTGGCACATATTTATTTAATGAAACTTTGGATTTAGGTGCTGTATTCAGTCTTGATCTTAGAAAACTTATACAAACTGATTCTGTATATTCTTCAGATTTGATTGATTCAGTAACAGATATTGACGCAAGACAAGATTTTGATGGAACTTCTAGCGTTGATACAAATGCAGAAGTTTTTGTTCAAACTTCACAAGATGCAAGTAGTTATTCAGATTTTCAAAAATTTGCAAATGGTACATTTAAGGGCAGAGCATTTAAATTTAAATGTGTGTTATCAACACAAGATACAAACCAAGATATAAGAGTTAGTCAGCTTGGATATTTTGCAGAATTTCAAAGAAGGGTAGAACAAAGCACAACAACTATTGCATCAGGGGCAGGGGCAAAGTCAATAACCTTTGATTCACCCTTTTTCACAGGTACTAGTGCGTTATTAGGTGCAAACTCTAATCCGCCAGCCATTGGAATCACAGCTTTTAATATGGCCTCTGGTGATTTCTTCGAGCTTTCCAGTATCACTGGTAGTGGATTCACTGTACATTTTAAAGACAGTTCTGGAAGTTCTGTAGATAGAAACTTTAACTTTACTGCTATTGGTTTTGGTAAAGGTTAATATTTAGGATATACTTAGAAAAAAAGTTGGTTTGCTATGTCAAGAGTCGATAATACTGGTGGATCTGGTTTTACAACTGACAACGGAACTGGTCTTGTTGTAAGAACGAAGCTTAACCAAATAGTCGCAGCTTTATCTACATTAAATCAAGGCTCTGGCACACCAACTTCGGGATTAGCAGCTTATACACCTTTTATTGATGGTAATACTTTAAAAATACAAAATTCAAGCAATGATGGACAGGTCAGTTTAGGTGATGTATCGGCCACAAACTTTGGTCATGCGGGATTATCGGCAGCAAACACTTTCACATCAACAAATATATTTCAGGAAGATGTAACTTTTGATGGTGCTACTGCTGGAAGAGATATTGTTTTTGACAGATCAGATAATGCTCTTGAATTTGCTGATAACACAAATTTAGTTTTTGGAGCTGGTTCAGATTTACTTATTTTCCATGATGGTTCTAATAATTATATAGGAACTCAAAATGGAAATATAATTATCAATAAAGTATCTGGTACTGAAAAAATGATTCAGGCTATACCAGATGGTGCTGTAGAGTTATATCACGACAATACAAAAAAATTTGAAACTGCTAGTGGGGGTGTAAGTCTTACAGGAGGAGCCGCAGCAAACGTCACAGCCCTTTCTGATGGCTCAACAATAACAATTGATATGGCAACAGCCTGTCATCATTCGGTAACGCTTGGAGGTAACAGAACCTTTGCCGCACCAAGCAATCAAGTTGTAGGGCAATCTGGTTCAATATTTATTACTCAAGATGGTACAGGCTCTAGGACAGCTTCATTTAATAGTGCCTTTAAATTTGTAGGCGGTACAGCACCAACACTAACAACAACGGCTGCTGCGGTAGATCGAATAGATTATGTAATTTTATCCAGTAATGTGATTCATTGTGCAGTTTCTTTAGACGTTAAGTAATGCCATTTTTTGATCCAATAAGAATAGGAGCTTCTGGGGCTGCTGATAGTGCTTTTACTGTAGATCGAAGTGTTAGATATGATAGAACTAATAATAGTTATTTTTCAAAACAACCTAGTAGTGCTGGAAACAGACGTACTTTTACAATATCAACATGGGTTAAAAGATCAAATACAGGTGTTCATGGAGCATTATTTTATGCTGGAACTTCTGTAGGTGCAAACCATGATGATACTGATTCTTTTAGATTTAATCCAAGTGATCAACTTATTTTTGAAGGTGAAGAAAGTCAAACTGTTAAATACCAAATAACTACAAATAGAAAATTTAGAGATCCATCAGCTTGGTATCACATAGTTCTTGCTGTAGACACAACGCAAGCAACATCTTCTAATAGGATAAAATTTTATGTAAATGGTGTTCAAGAAACAGATCTTGCAACAACAACTTATCCCTCTCAAAACTATGAATTATTTGTAAATTCAACAGTTTCGGGTGGTTATACAAGTGGAAATATACACGTTCTTGGTTATACAGGAAGTGGTCGTGGTTTAGATGGATATTTGGCTGAATATCATCTTATTGATGGTCAACAATTAACACCAGCATCTTTTGCAGAAACAAATGCTACCACAGGACAATGGATTCCTATAGATACATCAGGATTAACTTATGGTACGAATGGATTTAGATTACAATTTTTAGACAACTCAGGAACAACAGCAACTACATTAGGAAAGGACACAAGCGGTAACTCTAATAATTACACACCAAATAATTTTTCTGTAGCTGCTGGTGAGAACAATGATTCTGTTGAAGATACTCCTACAAATAACTGGTGTACACTCAATCCTTTAGATGCAGATGCTAATGGTACTTTTTCAGAAGGGAACTTAAAATGTGTTGGTAGCACAGGATTTATGGCAGGGAGTAATTTTGTTGTCACATCTGGCAAGTGGTATATGGAAGTTAAATATGTAAGTGGAACTTCAAATCATCAGTGGAGTATAGGATTTTCAAGTCCTGACAGGAGTTATAAAAGACAAGTTAGAGGTGGTGATGGTGAATTAACACCAAATACAGGAACAGTTGCAGTTACTTTTGCTGATCCTGATGTAATTATGCTGGCTTTAGATGTAGATAATGGAAAGTGGTATATAGGTAAAAACGGCAGTTATATGCTCTCTGGTGATCCTGTGAATGGAACAGGTTTTGTTCATAGTGGCCTATCTTCAAGTGAAGGTTTTATGCTTTGTATGATAAACAATACAAGCGCAGGTACTCAAACAATTGCTGCAAACTTTGGACAACAAGGGTTTACTTATACCCCACCAACAGATTTTAAAGCATTAAATTCAGCAAACTTACCCGACCCAACAATACTGCTACCTAATAATCATTTCAATACTGTTCTTTACACAGGAAATAGCTCTAATGGTCATGCCATAACTGGTGTTGGGTTTCAGCCAGATTGGACATGGATTAAGGCAAGAACAGATGTTAGAACTCATAGTTTAATAGATGCCGTCAGAGGTGCTGGTAAAATTTTAAGTTCAAATAACACTAATGCTGAATATACAGATGCAACAGCGTTTGCTTCATTTGATTCTGATGGTTTTACTGTAGGAACAAGTGAAAATTACATTAATAACAGTTCTCATACTTATGTTGGATGGAACTGGAACGCTGGCGGCTCTACAGCGTCAAATTCTGATGGTTCTATTACATCATCAGTAAGAGCTAACACATCAGCAGGGTTTTCTATTGTTAGTTATACAGGAACAGGATCAAACGCAACTATTGGTCATGGTTTAGGAGTTGCACCAAGTGTAATTATTATTAAAGCTCGTGACAGAAGTGACAACTGGTGGGTGTACCACAAGGGGTTGAGCGATCCTTCCACAAAAGCTATTCAATTAAATAATACTAATGCAGAATTTACACCAAGTACTTCTGCTTTTAACCCAAGTGCATTTACATCTTCTGTTTTTGGAGTTTTAACAGATGGCTCAAGTAATGCTAGTGGAGAAAAGTATATTGCTTATTGTTTTAACGAAGTTTCTTCTTATTCAAAATTTGCCTCATACACAGGTAACGGAAATGCTGATGGCACGTTTGTTTTTACAGGATTTCGTGTGTCATGGTTAATGGTGAAAAGAAGTAGTGCATCAAGTGCATCATCTGGTTGGTTTATATTTGATAATAAGAGAAACACATTTAATCAGGTCAGTAATAAATTAGTTGCAGACTCAACTCAAGAAGAAAATGACCCTTCTACCATTGGTTCAAGTGGTGCTAACGACGTTGATTTTTTAAGCAATGGCTTCAAGACACGAGCAACCAATGCAGGTACAAATGTTTCTGGTGATACTTATATTTTTTTAGCATTTGCAGAATCTCCTTTCAAAAATGCAAGGGCAAGGTAGTATATAGATATGGCTTTTAAATTAGACGGAAAACCTTTAGCAGTTGATGTGGCATTTAGTCACAATAATATAAATTATCCTGCTAACTGGTTAAGATTATCAACAGCAGATGAGAAGACAGCCCTTGGTATTACTGAGGTTGCTGACGATCCAGTATATGACTCACGTTTTTATTGGGGTGATGGAACTGCAAAAACTCTCACAGATACAAATGAAGTTGATGAGAATGGCGATCCAGTGTTAGATGCTGACGGAAATCAACTTGTTACTTTAGGTGTTAAATCAGTATTAAAAGCACAAGAAAAAGCAACTGCTGGTAGTTTATTGGCTAGATATGATTGGTACGTTGTAAGAAAAGCAGAAAAATCTACTGCAATACCTACAGCTATTACAACTTATCGTGATGGTGTTAGAACAGCCTGTGACACTCGTGAAAAAGAAATAGATGCCTGTGCAAATACAGCAGCGTTGGTGTCCCTTTATAGTTTCAAAGAGGATGGAACTGCAAATATGACACAATATCCAGACGATCCTAACGCTTAAGTTCCTGCATTTGTCTTGTCATTAAGCCCATCGTGACGTAGAGAGGAGATAGGGCTACAATAAGCAGTAATACAAGTACACTTGAAAAAGACAGTGCTTTAAGTAACGCAAATTTAATCATGTTTCAAAAAATCGCTAATGTTCTTAGCATTGTTTCTTTTCTTATGGTAGCTTCTATGAGTGCTGGAGCCTATTTTGCATACAAGTATGTAACATCCCCTCAACTAAAAAATAAAATTATGAACGAAATTATGCTTAATGTTCAGCAATCATTACCAAAAGTTTTAGATAATTCTATTCCAAACGTAACAGGCCCATCAATGCCATTACCCCAAAATCAAAAGTAAGTGGAAATACCACAGATTGTAATTCCTGAGATACCTACAATAAAAATACAAACTTATATACCCACGACTAATGAAAGCTTAAATATAGCTCTGCCAAAAATTGACATGGCGGGCTGCACAAAGACGCATAGAGATACCTCTGTTAAAAATACACAGATTATATCTGATGACCCAAATGGAGCTTATTATAGCTGTCCAGCAGGGCATACAATCCCATCCTATGTCCCTATAAACTACGACCCAAGAAAATTAGATTATCAACAGGAGGAATCTAAACCTACAACAAACACACCGCCACCACCACCCAGACAAAATCCAGAGATCCCACCAAATGAAGAAAAAAATATCGTTTTCTTTACAGATTGTCCTGATCCTAATTCCAGCAGAAGAATTGGGGATTATGCTAATGATAAGAAGCTAGAGAGGATTGTATCTTTTGCAAAAAATAGCGAGGGGGTTTGCCAAGCCATTTATGAACCAGTCCCTTTCCAAGAACAGTACATTCCACCAGTTAGTCTTATTATTAACACTGCTGTTATTGGTTTGGTTGCTGGTGGCTCTGCGGTTCTTGTTCCGATAATTCAAGGATTAGCAAAGACAGCTATAAAAAAATTAGGCAAGAAATTTGTTAAAGAAACTAATCAGGATTGATTTCGTGAGTATGAGGAATAACTTGATTTGGTTTAGGTTCTAAATATATATCGGCACATAAATTAAACCAAGGACTATTTTCATGGACTCGAATACCGCCAGCTAACAAATTTCCACATTCCCGAATACGAGCGATCTGCCAGTCTAATTTTTTATTTTCCAGTATCTGTTGTTGTAATTTTACTTGAGTTGTTGCAGCCTCTTCACAAGTTGTTTGTAATGATCTATCAAGAGGAATTGTAAAATTTAAACTGAATCCTGTATTTATTGCAAAACTGTCTTTATTTGTACCTGAGTAATTTTCTTGAAAAAATAAAATATCACCAGCATTATCTGGCACACCATCATCATTTGCATCTGTTGGATCATAAAAAGGTGTTTCATAATAATGGTCAAAAGGTTTTCTATAGTTTGCTCCAAAAGTGATAAAAGGGCTTAATGATAAAGTTGCACCTTGACAAACAATATTATTTCCAAACTGCTGAGTAGTCATATTACCATTTATGGATTGTATAGCCATATTGGTCACCGAGCCATTATTTGATTGTGAAACAGCATTAGCTAACACCTGTGCCGGCGATAGCAGAATTATTGAGAGAATACTGAGGTACTTGTGACCACACTTTCGCTTTCTATTTGCCTGTTGATGATCGTCATATTTTGAAGGCCAGCACCATGATAAGTTTCTGTAAATTGAAAGGCATCTCCTGTAACTTCCCAATTTGGTTTTGAAGAAAGATCCAATCCTGTCCATGTATATACAGTTCCGTTTACAGTTTCATTAATAGTTGTGGGAGGTGGAGCAATACTGTCACCATCCATAGAAATGCCAACACCTGTAACTGTGTATTCATATCCTGTGGAGTAGTCAAAACTAGTGACCGTTTCTGATATTGAGGTGACTGTATTTGTGGTTGAAGAAACTGTGCCGACAGTAAAATTTGGAGTGACTGGTTGAGCATTAACTGGTATGACATAAAAAAACAGCAGTGGTAAAAGTTTTTTCATTCATCAGTTAGTTGTAACCGAGGTGACAAAACTTCCTGTGGTAACAGAACCAGAACCACCAGCATCTAAATCTGTAATTGTATGATCTGAACCAATAGTGACATCAAATCCTGTTCCTGACCCTGCTTCAGTTGATATAACACTACCAAAATTATTAACTTCGCCTACAGCTAAATCACCACTTTGCATAGTATCTGGTTGTAATAATGATTCTGTTATTGACCAATTTGTAGCATCTGTATTTATAGAATATTGACCTGCATCAAAAGTAACTGCGTTTGTTGTTGAGTTAACACTAAACCCACCTAACTGATCTCCAGTATTTGAAGTTCCAACATTTGTACCAGATGCACTATAAGAACCACCAAGTCTTTCAACTTGTGTTCCAGCAGCATTTACCTGTATTTGTACAGTTGTCATCATGCTAGAAGTTACATCTGCAAAAACAGTAGAAGGCACTAATAAAAATAATGGGATCAGGTTTTTCATTTGATACCTACCTTGTTTTTACTATTATCCACTATTTTAGGAGAATTGCCATTTTTCTTACTCCCAACAGAGATCCCGTACGAACCTAGTACCCCACTTACGAGTCCAGCAGTGAACGCTCCATCAATCCTTACCTTGCCCATGTATCCCAAAGTCATCATTGATAAACTCCAAGTCAAAATTAAAAATCGGATAGCGTGACCAAAGAGTTCACCCCAATCAATACCTTCCTTTTCTTCTTTCTCTTCAGCCATAAGATTTAAGGTTTCTTGTTTTATACTAGCAATTTAGCTATGTTAGGAAAAGAAAACAAAAATTCATGTCAAAGTTTCTAATTAATTTATTTATCAGATTCGGAAAATCAGAATCTCTTCGTAAGGGTGTTTTGCTTATGCTCAAGTCTGCTGCTGAGAAAAGTGACAATGACGTTGATGACGCAATCGTCAAAATGATAGAAGAGAAGCTCTTTCCAGTAAAATGATTAAAAAGTTTCTAAATATCGACATAGAGAAAGCTCCACCAGAAATGGAACTAGAAGTTGAGCTTCAATGCAGACAAATTATGGAGTCTAATGACATTGACAATATAAAACGTTATTGCACTCATTTGGTCAGATATAAATTAAAGCAAGATATGTTTTTATCTTCTCTTTTAAATCATTTTGTTGATCTTGAATTTGTAAAACCGAGAAGAAAAAAGCGTTTTAAATTATTCTAAAGTTTTCTCATATTCTTTGAGATATTTATCTTCAAATTCTCTTATTAACATATTGTTAGTTTTATCAACTTCATAATTAAATTTAAGGACGGCAGTTCTTATATGTTCTTTGACCCACCGACCTTCTTCATAAACAACTTGAGCTTTGCCATTTTCTTTAATAAAAACATAATGGTCCTGTCCTTTTAGCTGAATGTCTAAAAAGTTTCTTTCTAAATCTTTACGTCTAATATCTTTTAGTTTTCTAAGTTTGACTGAAGAATGTTCTTTCTTTTTCATTTTAACTCCAAAGTAATCTCAACCCATGACGGTTGTGGTTTGCATCCATCAATAACTCCATAAAAAGGGTT